AGCTAAACCAGCAACACCTATACCAATACTTCTTTGGTCTTCACCAGCTAGTCGTGATGGTTCATCTTGCCAATTATTTTTATCAATAACTCTATTTAATAAAGTTGTTAATATTTTAGTACTTTCAGTAATAGTGTCTAGATTATCGTGAGCAGCTAAATTTACTAAACCTAAATCGCATTGACTAGTATAATTAGACTTGCTAACACCTCCGAATTCAGCACATAAGTTAAATGACTTAATGGTACCGATATTATCTTGCATATTGATTCTGTTTGCATTATCCTTAAACATAACATAAGGTGTTCCAGTTTCAGCGCAGCTACGAATAATTGCATCCCAAATAACTTTTGGGTTTATTTTTTCACCTAAACCTAACTCAACAGCTTTATTATATTCTGATTCGTATTCATTACCCCATAAATCTTGTAATGGTGTTAAACCAGCTTTTTTAATGTCATTTGGGCAAAATAAATACCAATCTTCATCATTTATTAATGCTTTCATAAAATTATCATTAATAACAACAGCAGTAAATAAATCTCGTGTTCTTAATTTTTCATCACCAATTGGTAGTTTTAAACTTAAGAAATCTTGAATATCTTTATGCCAAACACTCAAATATAATGCAGCTGAACCAGCTCTTGTACCTTGTTTAAAAAAACGCATATGTGATTGAACCATATCGGCAAATCTAATTACACCACCAGCGTTACCTTTAAATGATGATACCATAGATTTTTTACTTCTTAAAGCATCAATAAGTAAACCAATCCCAGCACCTTCTCTTGATGCTTTAGATATGTTGTCTAATGTTTCTAAAATACCTTCAGTACTATCATCAATAAGTGTAGTAATATTACAAGAAATATAAGCTTCTCTTACGGTGTCTGAGTTGGTTAATATCGGTGTTGCAACAGATATTCTTTTACTCATTAATTCATTTGTAAATAATTCTTTTTCATTATCATCAATACCAAAATAATATCCAACTCTTTTATACATACAAGACGGTAGTTCAATTGAATTTCCCTTATCATCTTTTAAACTATATTTTTTTAAGAAAGTAACCGTACCAAAAAAATCATAATTCATATCAACTTCTTGAGGTTCTTTTCCGATTATTTTACCTTGTCTTGTGATTAATATTCTACTAGCCAATGTTGAATAATCTGGGTGGTCTTGAATAAAATCAGCAATATTAAAGGCTAATAACTCATCAATCTCAGTTGTTGTCATATTGTCTTGAATATGTGGTATAACTGATTTAAATATATTATCAACATTAACCTTAAGGTCTTTTGATGAACTCTTAATTCTTTGCATTATTTTATTTGGTGAGAAATCTTGTGACTTACCATTATTTTTTATAATTCTCATTCTATCTATATTTTTTTTATTATTAGTTTATTTTAAAAATTATCATCAAACATATCACTCTTATTTGTTGGAACATCAACCCTAGTATATTCAGTTTGTCTTTTCTCGAAGAAATTAGTTTTTCTTTTAAGTGCTATTCTATCCATGTATTTTAAAGGACTTTTAACATTGAAATGTGTTTGTAACCCATAGTTAACTAAAATAGTATCAGCAACATATTGTACGTACATAATCATATCATCTTTAGATAATCCTAATAATCCAGCTGGCATACTATCTTCAACAAAGGTTTTTTCAGTTTCGTAACAATCTAAAATAATTTCTTTTATTTCTTTTTCAGATAATTTATATTCTTCCTTTAAGTAATTATGATATAAATGTGTCGCAAATTCATAATGTGAATTTTCATCAGACATAATCATTTCATTAGCCTCACAAAGACCTGGCATTTTATTTCTACTTCTAAAATAAAATATACCAGCAAATGTTGAACTAAATGCTAAACCTTCAACACAAGCAAAGGCTACAAGTCTATGAGCGTAACTATCATTGTTTAACCATTTTAAAGCCCAACTAGCTTTTTTAGATACTGCTTCTATTTTAGATATAGAATTATACATTCTATTTTGTTCTTCTCTATCTTTTATGAAAGTATCAATTAATAAAGCATACATATTAGCGTGTACTTGTTCAATATATGATTGGTGATTGTAATAATATTGCGCTTCTAATATATTTGAGTTTTCTAATAAATTAGTGTTAATATTTTCCAAAACAATACCATCTGATATTGAAAAGAAAGCTAGTAAATTTTTTAAATATACCTTTTCTTTATCACTTAATTCATCAAAATCATCACTTGATAAATCAATTTCTTCAGCTACCCAAGTTTGGGATTCTGCTTTTTTGTAATAATCCCATAAATCATTATGTAATATTGGGAATATCGACCACCTTTTTTCTGTTTCTCTCGTTTTTAACATAATAATTTAATTTTCTAATTCTCTTCTTCGCTGTATCGCTACATCCATTAATTGATTTACTCTATCTTGACTTCTTTCATCTTTAACCGCACCATGATTAAAAAATGACCTACCTTGTGTATCTTGACCCATATCAATTTGAATAGTTCCGTTATCAAATATAACATCTTCTAACACAATACCTGATTTACCAAATCTTGATTTTAAAATAGCTATATTAGCTGTACCTTTTTCTCTTTGTTCTAGGTTTTTAGCGATTGATAATAAAAAATGACCAATTTGAGCTTTTTTAATTGAGCCACCCATTTGGTCACCTTCAACTACATCTGATTTAATCGAACTTCTATTTCCTTGAGTCGGGACCCACAGTGCAATATTCAATTCATCAATCATACTCTCTAATTCTCTCATTATCACACCTTGTGCTTCATTTGAGTCGGTAAAATTTCTTGATGGTGATATACAATCAACATAATCAATAAGTACTAAATCAGGTCTAAAACCTTGAGCTATTTTCTTTCTAATTATTTGTCTTATTTTAGGTACAGTTACACCGTCACTCCTTAACTTAACTAATTTAAGTTTACCAGCTGTTTTTTCAAATTTTTCCCATTCAATCTTAACTTCAGATTTTCTTGATGTTAATTCAAGTAGTGGTATCTTTGTATAGCAAGACATGTGTTTTCGTTGAATTACTTTAACGCTATCTTCAAAAAATATTTGCATAACATTATAACCTAATTGTTTTGCGTGATTTGCTAATTTAGTTACCATTGTTGTTTTACCAACACCATAAGCTGCTAGTATTATGCCTAACTCACCTTTTGCTAAACCCCCATCCATAATTTCATCTAAACCTTCTATACCAGTTGGTATTGGGTTTCTATAATCATCAGCTAATACATCATCAACATTACTAAATACATCCACATCAGAATCATTATTATCACCATGTTCTAAAGCTTTTTTTAATATCTCTTCACATTGGTCAAAATCATTCACATCACCCTTGTTGATTATCTCATTCATTTGTTTTACAGCCTTAACTAATTCTTGCCTCTTACAGAATTTAAGAGCAGTTTCTTGAATGTAAAAAGTGTCATTTAATTCAGCTTCCTCAATTCTTCTTAACTGACTAAATACTGAATTTCTATCAATTTCATCTTTTACATTTTCAAGCAATCTGCTCCTTAAACTTCCGATATCTGGTACCGCATCATACTTTTCATAAGCATCTTTGATTGTGGCAACAATTATTCTAACGTAAGAATCCTCAAAGTAATTAGGGCTAATAATTTCCATTATTGATTGAGCGAATTTTCGGTCTGTCAACATTTGTAATATAAGTCTATATTGAAAATCTAGACCTAAATACCCTAAACTATCTTTGTTTATTTTACTCATTTTAAAACTTTATTTTTATAAATATTACTACTTTACTAACTGGTAATCTTTTCTTGTGAAGAATTCTGTAATTTCTTCTATAATGCTAGGTATGATAGGTTTAATGTTTACCTGATATCTAACCATCGTTGGAAACCAATTACCTGAAAATGTTGATTTAGCAATTATGTTTTTATCAACTTTAATTTCAAATGTAAAAGTATCTTCATTTTTAAAAATATCCCTATCTGAAGCATCTTCTTCTCTTCGGTTTTCAGTATATGGGTCATATCTATCCCATAAATAATCAACTGATTTATCTTTTAAAAATTTAGGTACAATACCACATGAACCAAAGCTACCATTATTCATCCCACATAATGAATCAATTAATTCTTTTAATTCAATAGATTTTAAAATATCTTGATTGTAACCATCAACATTAAAATATCTTTGACATATAATGTTGTTATTAATTTTTAACAAAAATTCAAATTTCTGATTTGAAAAGCTAGTATTTTTTTTAATATTACTCATAATTATTATTTTTTTCTCTTTCTATCAATCTTTTAAATGGTAAAAGATATTCAGATATGTTATTATGTATTTCCCTATCTAAACCGTCTTCTTTCATCATCTGATAAGCATTTTTAATATCTCTCCCTTCTGGGTCTATGGAACATTCCATAATTAATTCTAACTCATCAGACACTTTTTCAGTAATCATTGGTTTTTTTAGGTCTACTAATTTTTGATTTATTTCATATAATTTATCACCTTGTATTCCATCTGTGATACCCATAGCAATATTATCAAAAATTTGTAAAGGTTTTAATTTATTATCAATTCGTTCTACTTGTAATTTTGAAGATTTACTAACTATATCTTCTATAGTTACAGGACCCTCTCTAATTTCAGGAAAATGTTTTAATAATGTATCTTCACCTAATCTTCTTACACCTTTAATACAGTCACTATTATCACCACAAAATACTTTTATTAATGCAGCGTTTGATTGATGATGTTTAAATGTTTCATTATAATTTTCAAGTGTAATATATTTTTTTAAATCACACATGTAAATTCTAACATCTTCATTTATTAATTGACATAAATCCCTATCACTTGTACATATTGTAATTTTTTCATTTTCTTTTTTATTATTACAAATGTAAGCAATCAAATCATCACTTTCAACAACATCATCCTCGTACTGGCGAACAAACAATTCCTCAAGGTATCGTTTAATTTGTACTTTCTGAATTAATTCAGATTCATCAACTGGATGTGTTCCATTAATAAAATCTTTATTTCTGTTGGCTTTGTAATCATTGTATATATTATACCTTAATTGACCACTTAATTTACCATCCCAGAAAACAAAAACCTTATGGTATAAATCATCATCTATTAACTTTCTTAATACAGTTATAAACTGATATAAACCACCGATGTGTTCTTGATTTTGATTATAAACATCTTTAGCACCCAATATACTTCTTTTAAATAAAGCATTACCATCAACTAATAATATGTTTACCAACTTTTCTCGTTTTCCACCATTTTTAGGTGGTCTTCGATTCATTTAGATTTTTTAGACTGGTTAATACTTTTTAACCAAGAAGTTAAAACTTCAATTCTCTTTTTTGAACTAGTTTTGCTCATATATTTTTTTTTAATTGTTTTTACAAAAATACTAATTTTTTAAAGTTAAAACAATGATTTTTTTAAATAAATTAAAAAAAAAGTGGCTAGTAAAACTAACCACTTAATAATCATTTACTTATTCATGCATGTCATCATCAGAAACACTAGTCACTACTTCTTTTTCAATTACAAATTCACTAAGTGGTGTATTTAATTTTGATAAAATGTAATCTTTGTGTTCTTTTTTATATTGTTCAATTTTATCTGGATTCCAATAACCATGAGGTGTTGATGCTAAAGTACCATGTTCTTCAATACCATTAACTTGGTTTTTCTCACATCTTACTTTTGTTTCAATACCAAATTGATACGTCTCACCACCAGCTGTTGCTTTTAATTTAACAGTACTGTGTGATAAAATACCACCATAATGAATAATAATTCTTGGTGAGTAAAAGAAAGCTTCACCACCTTTATGTTTAATAACTTTATTTTCGTTATCTAACCATATCTTTTGAACAACTGCAAATGTGTTGATGTATTTTTTACCTTCTCTTCTTGATGCTGGTATTCTATGATTAACCAAAGATTTAAATGCAGCTTCCATTGACCCAGCATTCCATTGATTGTTTGACGATTTTGACATTACTGATTTAAATCCGTTAATAGAACCAACTGAATCCCATAAAAATAATAAATTTCTTGGTAATTGACCTTCTTGTTGCAAATCTAAGAAGTCAGTCATTAATCTTGCAACATCTTCAATTACTGGTTCATCTCTTAATGGTTTAGCTCCAAGTTTACCATTTGAATAATCTAAGCAAGAATATCGCTCAACTAAATCATCTGATTGGAAAAATAAGAAATCACCAACGTAGTCAATAATTTCACCAGTTTCTTCATTAATTACTTCCTCAAATTGAACTCCGATATTTTTAGCATGTTCCCAATCCCAGTTTGTTTCAGTATCAATAATAATTGGTAAATCACCAACCTTTTGAGCACCAGCAACAGCTTCATAAATAGCAGTTGATTTACCCGTATTAGAGTAACCTCTAAAACTAGTAAAATAACCTCTAGGTATACCTGGAATTTTTAATGCTTCAAAAAAAGAATCAGATAATGGAACCCAAGTCAATTCTTTCATCTTTACGGTTGTATCCATTCCGTTTTTTTTCTTAAAATCATTAAGATTAAATGATTGTTTTTCTATTGTTTTTTTTGGTAACTTTTTTGTTTCACTCATGTTGTTAAATTTAATTTTTGACAATAAAAGGTTTAACAGATAATAATACCCATTAAACCTTTTTTTTATTTATTAATGATTAATTTAATATACTAAAAGGGCAAATCATCATCCTCATCTTCTTCATCATTCGATGTTACCGATACTGGTTCTGATTTTTCAGTTTTAGATTCTTTAACTTTAGATGCCTTACTTTCAGATTCTTTAATTCCAATCTCCAATTCATCTTCCAAATCATCATCCTCATCAGAATTAGCTTTACCTTTAGCTTCCATTTCTAATTTACCAACATAACGTTTTTCGTCTTTGTCCCATACTGGACTATCACCTTTAACAACGATTGCTAAGTATTCATAACCTCTAACGCTATAAACATCTTCCCATGTTCTCACATCGGATGTCCAAGTGTTAACTTTTTCTTCATTTGTACTTAGTGGTGTTTTATCAAGTGCAACAGATATTGCTTGAATGGTTGACATTTGACCGTCTCTAATGATTTCAATATTTAAATCTCTACCATTTTCAGTGTCAGTAATATCATGACCAGCATTCTTAATTGCAGCCATGATTTTATCATAAGCACCTTGTTTTTTGTAATTGTGTTTAATTCTCCAAAATTTAACACCATCAGCTTCGTTATCTCTATCAATAACTTTAATGATGTAGTATTGTCTAGCTGAATACTGTTTTGATAATTCTTTATCTTCATCTTTACCAGTTGCTAATAAAGCTTCTCTAGCTTGACAGAAAGGACAATCCTCATCCATTTCGTGTTTTAAACAAGGGAATGTTTTCCATTCTCCGTTAATTTTCTTAGTGTGCCCCCACATTGTTGTAAATGGTGTTTTACTTTCACCACTTGGTGGTAGGATTCTAACTCTTTTTGTTTGACTATCTACACCTTTTGGTAAAATGGTGTTAAAATAGTTTTTCAAATCATACGTTTTTTGAGAACCGTTATCTCTTTTTCCGTTGTGCGATGACTCATACTGCTTCATCATTTCATCAAAGATACTCATAAATTTTAATTTATATTTGTTTAATTGTTACGCTATTAAAAAGTGAAATACTATTGTGTTAATTCTAAATTTCTATTTGTTTTACAAAACTACTAACTAAAAATACTTATTGCAATGTTTTTTTTATTTAATTTATTTTTTTTATTTTAAAAATTGTTTTTTTTCTCATAATCATCAGCATTAAAGCTGTCCTCAATATCTGATTCAATATAATCATTATCAATATCAGATTGTTTTAATATATATTCTTTTGGTTTTTCTTCTTCAGCTCCAGTTTCATATCTATCACCTTTTTCAGCCCAGAAATCAGTTAATTTAATATTATAAGGATATGAATCCAATGAACGCATTTCAAGTTTTTCTTTTGGTGTTGGATTTCTAACTTCAATTTCTTTTTCCAATGCATCAATTTTACTTGATATTGTACTCATTGTTGTTAATTGATTCTCCAATTTATTAACCATATCCATCAATTGTTCAATTTTTGAATTTGCAGCATCTGCTGATTCTTTTGCAGCCTCTGAACCTTTAACTAATTCGGTAACATCTAGTTCAATTTCATCACCAGCTGGTGCATCCATTGCTGGTTCTTCCATTGGTGCTTCTGGAGTTTCTAAATTATCAACTGGTGGTGTTTCTGCTGGGACATCAGTTGCTGGTTCTTCTATTGGTGCTTCTTGATTGGCTTCAATATCAGCTGTTATATCACCGACTAATTCATCTGTGTTTTCAACATCATCACCTTCAACTTCATTTGTTAAGCTACCTAAAATTAGGTTATCATCTTCCTTTTCTTCATTATCTGAAACAATTGGAAATGGAAAGTTTTCTGATATATTATTTTTATCAACATAAAAATCGTAATCAGTTAATGATTTAAATCTTTTAAGTTCCTCAGCCAATAACGCTTTATTTATTTTCTTATTTTTCATGATTAAACCAATAATTGTCTTCCGTCTTCGGTTATTATTTTTTTATTAATTCTTTCGATTAAACTTTTATCAGTCTTAATTATACAACCATCTTCATTGCATTCAAGTTCTTGATTTTTATTTACATTTTTTAAAAAACTATCCAAATTTTTTTCCAAATCTTTTGTTTTGTTATTAGTTTCCATAATTAATTATTTATATATAAATATCTATAAAAACTAAAAAATTCTATTTATTGGTGTAATAATTAGGTTATTATTTCTTACTAACATTAATTTATCTTGATATTGATTCCAATCTATTTTGAAAGTTTTGTAATCAATATTTCCAATATTATCTTCATTTAATGAATCAATCAATTTATTTAATGCATTTATACTATATATAGCGGTACCTCTTTTATGTATTAATGTTGCATTATAAAAATCTTTTTTAAAATCAATTTTTGTTTTATCATTAATAGTTAGTTTAAAAGTAACCATATATTTGTATTCATCAGAAACATCATATATAAAAACTGTATCTTTTGGGATATTAAATGATTTTTCCAAATAATTTAGAAAGATTTCGGTTTTATCTTTAAATATAAAAGATGCTAATAATATGTTTTTATTCATGTTCTATAGTGTACAAATAAGGGACATATTTAACTTCATTATCCAATGACTCAATAATATCCTTGTACTCTATAAGTATTTGGTCACCACTTAAAAAAACAAAAGAATTTGTTTTTATTTTTTCAATTGTTTTTTTAACATCATAATCCAAATACTTAACCAATTTTAAATCAATACCATATATGGTATTATCACAGTAAACATATATCATATCATTATATTGATATGTTGCTGATTTTTTACATTTTTTAATATTATTAAACGATTCTTTAATTTCTGAATCAGTTAATGTTATTAGGTCAATGAAACTATAATCAATATCTTTAATTAAATTTTTATAACAATATGTTATAAAATTATATAAATCTTCCTGGTATATATCTCTTCTTTCACTTTTTTTAAATGTCCAAAATATATTATCTGATAATTTTTTATCAATAAAATCAACATCTGGATTTATTGTTTTAACAATATCCCAACCAATTATTAATGTTGGTAAATCTTGTATTATATTATCCAGTGAATTTGATATGTTGAAATATTTATCAACTGTTATATTTGAATTGGTAACAATATTAGCTATATGCATTTATATTTAAAATTAGTGATTACAAATATAAGAATAATAATTTTATTAACCAAATTTATTTTTTTCTGGTCAATTTAATCATTTTACCATCATCAAATAATGCGATGAATTCAACCCAAATATTATTAATTTGTGAATAAAAAATAATTTCACCAGAATAGTCTAATCTATATGGTTTAATAGGTTCATCTGAATCGTTACCAATTACCCATGGTTTCTCTTCAATAAATAAATAACCATCTTTATCAATGATAATATCATTCAAAAGGTTTTCATGTGATTTTGTTTGCCAACCTTCACTATAAACTTTCAATTCTTTTGGTAGATGAATATCATCAATAAACAAATAATCAAACATTCCCATAATTATATATTTTTAAAAAACGTAGGCTGATGTCGTTGTTTCCGATACTATCCTGAAACTACAGCTATATTTTTTGGTGAAACATCATTTTAGCTAAACCTACGCTAATATTATTTAATCCTTATATCTTTCAAATTTTGCATAGGTGTTATAATTTCCACAACTATCACATCTATCTGAATTATTTTCAATCATATCATACTGAAGATATTCAATTGTTGTTTGAAACAATTCCTTAATCAAATTTGATTTATTGATATCATTTTCCATCATGTTGTTTATAAATGATATGATATCAAATTCATCAATATCTTCGTAATCAATGTCATTAACCCTTAGTATTGGACCAAAACAATGTTCACCAAGTTCATAAGTTTTAATATCTTCAGGTTTCATTTTATAATAATATTTCTGCAAATATAGTAAATAAATTATGTATACTTTATTTTTTCATTTTTATCTAATAAAAATAATCTAGCTTCTTCTATTCTCCTATCTTTTAAACCTGGTAAATAACCACTTTCAACTCCAGTTATTGGTCCATTTAATATACCTTGAGCAGCGGCTTCAAAGTCATTATTTGATATACCATCTTTTATTTCTCCACCGTAAACTTTTTTAATGATGAAATTAGACCCAGCATTATAACCTAAACTAATTAAAGTTGCTTTTTGATATTTATTTAACTTATTCCAATTTGATACACCTAAATCATTTTTTAATGCTGGTATAAAATTATTAACTATTTGATAAATTAATGTGTTGTCAGCGGTTTCTTTTGTGAATATAGTATTTGAGTCAACCTTTGTCAATTGACTAGCCCCTGTTTTTAATATCTTATCAGTTCCATACCCACCTCTTAAGTCACCTTCATCATTACTTGGTCTAGCTGTAAAAGTACTATTAGCCTCTTTTTTAGCTATATAATTAGCAGCTATAGATATATGGTCATTTTCCCAATCACTTATTGTTTTACCACCATAGGTACCATTTTTTATAATTGCTTTAACTGTTGTTGGGGCGAAACCAGGTGGTAATTTATCAACCTTCATTTGTTTTCTAGCTTCAGTTTCATTTGCACTTTCTGTTGAACCAGCTTCATAATAATTACCAGTTCCTACTATTTTTTTACCTTTATAATATTTATTGTCAGTTTTTTTGATATATAATCTATATTCATTAATATCACTACTATCTATAAAATAACCATCACTTAATTTCTTTTCTTTTAATCCAATAGTATTACTTAAATTACCACCAACAATATATGCAATATTATTATTTACATCAACTTTATAAACAACATCACAATGTGATGCGGTATATCCCCCTGACCTTTTGGTACAAAGTAAATCACCAACCCCAGCTTTTATTTTTAAACCAGCTTGTAATGGGAATAATTCGTAACCTTTTTTACCATTTATAGCCGCAGTTATGTAATCATAATGTAATGTTGATTTTGGAAAATCAGGGTCACCGCTAAACATAATGTAGGATGTGAAAACTGCACTCCAAGGTGCTGAGTCATTTGCATACTGAGAACCACTACTACCTGGTGTTACTTTAGCATACTCATTTAAATAATCAACACCATCTTTTTCATCCAATTGACCATTTTTCCATTTTTTAATTTCTTCTTCAGCTGTTTTTTGTAGTTTAGGTCTGTCTGGTATTGTGCTACCTTCTATAGTTTTGTTAGCTGGTAAATTAGCAATTAAATCAGCGTAATATTTAGCAACAAAACCACCTTGTGGTCCAGATGACCTAATATTACTACCTCCACCTGGTGTTGTTCCAACCAAATTCATTAACATTGTTGCTTTATCAACCAATGGTGTTTTAGTTTTTTTGGTTCTATTACCTTTAAATGAGGTTATCATACTATGTGGTTTTATACTGTGATTAACTTTATAAATCAAGTATGCACCTCTAAACATTGGTATATTATTTAATTGGAAATACATCATAGGTTGAATCATTGGTGCCCCCAACATTTCAATTTCTGCACTATAAGACCTTGTTTGATAAACATTAAATAAATTATTACCTCTATATGTTGCTTTACTTTTATCACCACCTTGAGAAATGTCTTCAATTGTTTGTAGTGATTCCATTGTTTCGGTAAATTCTCTTTGGTCCAATTTAACATTTTTAAAATAATTTTGGTTTTGTTGACCATAATTAACTGAAAAAACTGGAACTAATGAATCTAATGAATTTGATTCTATGGGTTCTGAAAAATCTTCAGCACCTTCGGAAATTATAAATTTTCCACTAGCATCTTTATGTATTGATAAACCATCATCAGGATATACTGAACCAACACCTAAATCTAAATTGGTTGATGTTTGTCCAACATAACAGCAAACAAATGATGGACCTGTTCCACTAAATGTTATTGGGTCATTATAACTGTATGGTGTGAATACTGATGATAACTCATCTATATTATTAAAGTTTATAAATGTTGGTAATGTGAAAAAATTAAAGTTATTATCAGATAATATTTTATTAGCAACATCAAAAAAACTTTGATTATAATTACTTCTAATTAAATCGGTTACTGAATTAATATTAATATAAAATTCATCACCAATATCAGCGAATGCTCTATCAACAAATCTAAATGTATCAATTAAAGTTGATGTATCAGCACTTTCTCCTCTGAATTTTTTAGCGTATTGTAAATCTTTACTATTCTTAGCGTTTGCACCACATTGACTAAATACTGAACCTTTAAGTTCACCATTTAACCATTTATCATTTATTGATGATAAGGTTCTATATATAATTAATTTAATTGTATTATCATCAGTTGTTCCAAAAATTTCTTGCTTCGCTTCTTCTTCTTCACTTTTTACAACTTCTTTTGAATAAGTCTCATTTAATTTTATTAATCGCTCAAATAATGATTTTAAATATATATTTAACTCTTTGTCTCTAATTTGTATAGGGTTAGATGAATTTAATTTTTTAACATTAACTTCACTACTATTATTATGCCAAATACCTGGATTATTATTCTGTAATATAACTGGTTTTGTTAATAATGAAACTAAATTACCCATTACTGTTGTATTAGGTTTTAAAACTGTGAATAAATTGTTTTTATTTTTTTCTGATTCACCATCAAATTGTTGATATATACTAATTAATTCATAATTATCAGTAACTTCTTTTGTGAATAGTTTTTCTAATTCTTTTCTATCTATTTCATATTTACCGTTTCCAATATTATTTTGATAATCTTTAACTTTAGAATATTTAGATATCCAATTATCGTTTATGTTTTTTACTAATTCTAAATTATTTTTTATTAATTGCCACCCATTTTCATCTTTAACCCAATTCTCAAAATAATTTATAAATTCATCTCTAACTTGTTTGGGTAAATTAATTAATGTTCTATCTATTGGTGTGTAAGTATTTGATTCTTCACCATAAGAACCAATATAACCACCAAAAAACATACCTTGTGGATTAACGTAAGCTGACTCTTCTGAATTATCATATCTATGTGTATATAAAAATTGATTAGGTGATGGTTGTTTTGAAATTTCTTTAGGTACTAGTGAGAATTTATTATCGTTATTATCCACATATTTAATAGGGTCATTATAAGGTAAAAAACTAAAAACAGGTTTATTTTTATATGCCTCCCTAATTCTCCATAACATTGCACCAATAAATAAAACCCAAGCTTTTGGTGCATGAATAAATGCTGAATTTACACTAAACATTGCTTTATGACTAAGTACCCTAGTGTTTGAATCTTCAACTTTACCTATTCCCCAATCTGTGTATTTATCAAACATTAATACTTCAGATAAATATTCACCAATTGTTTTAACTCCTTGCCATGGTATTGTGTGTAAAAATAATAACGCTCTAACTTCATCACTATCTTGCATATAATAAAAATAACTACCAAATAATGATAAATTTATATTAGAAAAATTACTTTCATTATTTACTGAACCAAACTCAATAAATGGTAAATATAAATTTGCCCCTTGATTAAAATATGTACTCAATAATGTTTTATTTTTTAAATAACCATTTTTAACCCACTCTTCTCTTGCGTTATCTTTAGGTAAATTACCTCTCAGTACATCATTAAAAATAATATTTGTACCTTTATTGTATAAAACTTTTTTATTTTCTATGTCAGTATTAATATATGATAAATAAGTGCCATTATAGAAAATAGTTCTATCTACTGAAAATTGAGTATAAAAAGCAATAATTGATGAATCTATAGCTGTATCTGTTTTCCATTGTGGTTCACCCATGTATTTATTCAATTCATTACCACTAGTGTAGGTATAATTTAATTTACTAATCTCTAATGCTGAATAATTACCAGATAAAAATTCAGTTACTTCTAATACACTCTGTGGGTTATCTTTAGTGGCTGGTTTTATAATCGCATCATATACCGAATCAACATTAATTACTTTAGCTGTTTTAGCAAATACTAAGTTGTAAGTTTCAACACTTTTAGCACCGAATGATGGTTTCATTGTTTTACTTAAATATTGCTCTTCTTCATATATTTTAAATAAATAAGAACCATTATCTTCTTCTTTAAAGTTACTATATCTACTATTTATAGGGTTAGAAATAAATAATACTGAATTAGATAAGTCTTTTAATCCTTTATTACTTTTAAACTTACTGTTACTATAAAAATCTTTACCATCAAATGAACCACTAATAGGTATATAAGTTCTATCTTTACTATCAGATATATAAGTATATTTATAATAAAAATTATCTTCTTCTTCTGATTTAGTTGTTGTTACGTTACCACTATCAATTCCTAATGTGCCTGTTGAAACTTTTAAATTTATAAGTTCCATTATAGGTTTTTTCTTACCAGTAGGGTTTATTATTTTATCTGAACCTTCTAAACCTATTTTATCTATAATATTAGTAACTAATTCATCAGTTGATTTACTATCAATTAATTGTGATATAAAGGTTTGACCAGCTTGCCTTTTTTTTCTTGATGCTTCAACGATATTTTCAGCTTCAAAGCTAGCCATTAATTCTAAGTTACTTTCTTTTTTACCACCACTAACAAAAGGTATTTTATTTTCAAATGCTGATACACCTATAGACATAAATGCTCGTAATAATATTAAACGTTTTACTGCATCAGTATTTCCTGGTTCAACTACTTTAATATAAGGATTTTCAGTTAATAAATCATTAACTGGTGTATCTGCTGTACATAATGGGTACCAAGCATCTTTAATAGTTGTTGGGTCTGAATCTATATCAAGTCCAGCGTTTTCTATTTCTTTATCTAATTCTTTATCAAATAATGCTACATTAACCAATTCTTTAAGCATTTCTTCAACAAATACAACTTCATTAATATTATATGGGTTTATAGTTTTAACCGAACCTAACCATGTTTCAACATAACCTTCTTTATCTTTCTTTTCTCTATATTCTGGCCAGGCATATATAACACCATTATTCACATCTCCTTCATGTACATTTAAATTTGCTTGAGTGTCTACTAACTTTTTGAATTCAGCAGTTCTATTTTGATTACTTTGTCCAGCTACCGATACATCTCTTAGTACTTCCAAAAATATCTCACTATTAATCGTTAAAACTCTAAATATATTCCTAATTGTTGGTTCAAAACCTATTATCCCAATTGCGGTTTCAGATAGTGTATTATTAAATTCACTAGTTGTTTTTTTTTGATTTTCTTCTATCTTACCTCTTTTGAAATTAATTTCACCGTATAAAGCTTTAAGGTTATATATATCAATTTTGGAACTATCAGATGCTGATGATGTACCAAGCGTTCCGATTGTTTTTAATAAATCATTAAGTTTATCAAGACCTGAACCTGAACTGGCATATTGATTATTACCACTTGTTTTTTGAATTATTAAATTAACATTATTTGAGTCGTTAATTTCTTTTTTTGTGATATCTAATGTTATTTTAATATCATTTAATTCATTTTCACTAAGCATTAAACCACCAATATCTATTTTACCATTAATGTTACTTAGTAAATTGGTTAATTTATCTTTATACTCTTTAAAAGCTTTTTCGTATTTAGTCTTTGTATCACTATTTGATGGTACACATAATACATCACCATTAGGACTTCTAAAGAAATTATTCGATGGATTACCATCATATATAGCGTTGCTTAATTTATTAATTTCACCTTCAAGCTCCGTTATTGCTGAATATATTTCTGGATATGTTTGAATTTGTGATGCTGTATCATCTTCCGCTGATATTTTCCTTAAACTATTATTTAAGTCAACAAAACTTTTAAGCATTTCATCAATAGTTATAACCAAATTTGAATTTGCACCATATTCAGCTTGTTTTAATTTTAATTTTTCTTGACCAGCTTTTGTTCTTACGGCTGCCCTAACCAAACCCATTAAAATATCAGTTAACATGGCGTATGTATATCCCATGAAATCAGCTTGTATCTCAAAATTACCAGTATCTGAATTAAATGATGCGTTCCATCTTAACATGTGTAAACAGTAATTAACTGTTTTTCCATAAAAACCTTTTACTTTTAAACTAAATATAGGGTATGGTAATTCAAAGAACATTCTATATTTTGACATGGTTCCTTGAGATAAAATAGCATTACCCCTAACATCAATAAATTTAATTTTAATTAATGGTGTGTTAGCTGTGTCAAATTCAATATCAATACTTTCAATACCTAAACTTTCATAATCATCAACTTTATCGGTTGTGGTATTCATTATTTCTAATGCAATAGCATCATTATATCTAGTTGTTAATGATGGTTGAGGTGAAGTACTATTAACTCTACTACCTTCTATAAACCCAACTGTTAAATCTTTACCTCCAGAATTTTTAGCTTCTTGTCCAGAATAAATAATAGTTCTACCTTTTTTATATGATGTAAATTCAACCTTAATTGACAAATCCTCTGGATTTACCATTGTGTTATTGGCTAAATTTGGGTCATACCATAAAACTCTACCACTTGTTTCTTTACTATCCATAAAGTACTTTATAATTATTAATTTGGTCAATATACCTTTCAATTGCTGAATCAAAAGGATATGGGATTCTTATAATATCACCGTCTTTTATATTAAATTCCAAACCACCATATTGTGGATTTGCCAACATAATTAAATAACCATGATATGGGTTATTATAATAAGTTTGGCTCAATTTGTCAAGTCTTGTTCTTGTTAATTTATAAACAACACTCTTATCTGTTGATAATACTGGTATATTAACAAACGGTACTGGTAATATTTTACCATTATTTCTGAACTTTTCGTATCTGTCGTAGTATATTGCCATAATATTTTATTTTTAAGTTTGTAAAAGACTTGGGTAATAAAAACCACCTGGTTTACCAACTATAATTGTCGCTTTACTTATTATAGTTGAAGCTTGTTTAATATTTAAATTATAATAACCATCTGGTATTTCTAAACTATAATTACCACCAATATCTTTACCTAATCTATAACCATTACTTGCTAAAGATGCGATACCTTTAGGTTCGTTTTCTTCAAATTTAACAATTTCTTCATAATGATACTTATTATCAATAATACCACCAGTTATTATATCTGGTAACGGTATTGATGTTATACTTATTACTATACCAGAATCAACATAAGGTTTAACTAAATTAGTAGGTATAAAATTACCAACAATTATGTTTTTACTATTCATTATTATAGTTATATTATTTTGTTTACCAGTTGAGTCAAGTAATGATTCTGTTTTGGTTACAATTATTGATTTAAAATTGAGTAATTTTGGATTATATTCACTATCAGTTAATGGTTGTGAATTTTCGGTTCCAGAATTTTCAACAACTTCTTCCTTAACTTGGTCTTTAACTGGTTCTACTTTATTTGTTAATCCAGCTGTGTCTTGAGCCAATGGTGCTTTATTTTTTTCTCCCGTTATATTTTTTTCACCATCAACAATTTCAGTAACATTTCCATTAATTTTAATGGTATCTGGTCTTGGGTCATATATTTCATTATTTGCATAATAGTTAAATGATACAGCATTTTGCAATCTATTAATTGGTCCATTAAGACTTGACCCACCAATAAATGCAAATGACATATCAACATTACAAATCATTGGTTGAACCCCAATACCTTCTGGATTTAAATCCCAAACCAACGGTTCAAAACTAAATGATAAATTTTCAATAACAATTTTTGTGTGATAAAAATCACCAATTCTTAATATGCAAACTGGTGGTCTACCAAAAGCCAAGTTATTTGGGTTGTTATTACTTCCAGCACCATCTGTTGGTCCTTGTCTCATACATTGTTGCAAGAAGGTTAATCTCGCATTAAAACCTTCTGGTGTTGTTGAATGAAATGCTGGTTGGAAATATTTAATTTGTTCCTTAATTGAATTATAAACAACTGGTGATGATTGTTCCAGTTTTTCAAAATAATCACATTCTGTGTAAAATCTTGATGTTGATATCGCTGGTGTTTTTATTGGTTCATCATTTTTTGATTCCTTTTCAGTACCAGTTTCATTTTTTGGTATTAAAGTTTCATCAATAACAAATTCAACTTTAACATACCTATTAGCTTTACATGATATGGTATCTGTATCACTTTTTTCTGTACAAGGATTTTTAGTATCACCTCTAGATACTGATATTCCTTCACCTGTTTCTGAAATAATTCTATCATTAAGTGGTGGTGTTTTGAATATATTAGTTTCCAACCATTTTTTAACATTTTCAGCTCTAAGTATTGATAATTCTTTATTTCTTGCTGCTGAATCAGTACCTTGATTACTGGCGTATCCTTTAACAATAACCTTACAAGTTTTACATTTATTTTTTAAATATAATTCCAAATCTTTATGATATTCTGGGTCTCTCCATGATTTATATGTTTTACCTTCTAATGTAACTGGTTTAAAGAAAGTTGCATTTGGTGAACCACCAGCAGCATTTAATCCGAAATCATTTCTATCTGGTTGTCTTCTACCTAATGTTCCGACTGGTGTTTTATTACAATATGGTCCTTTAATTTTATTTTCTGTATCATATTTTGATGGTGCAATTGATGACCATTTTTTCTTTCCAGCAAATGTATATTCATAACACATCTCATTATAATCACCAATACCAAAACCATCACCACTTGCATTTACCTTATAATTAATTAAACATTCTGGTTCATCAACTTCCCATATTTTTGCTGTATTATCATCACTTCCTGTTACAATTTTTGTTCCGTCTGGACTAAATTCAACATCATTAACAGTGTCGTTATGACCAACTAATGTTTTTAATAAATTACCAGTATTAACTTCCCATATTTTTGCTGTATTATCAAAACTACCAGTAACTATCTTTGTACCATCTGGACTAAATTCAACATCAAAAACAGCGTTAGTATGTCCAACTAGAGTTTTTAATAAAATACCAGAGGATACATCCCATGTTTTAGCTGTTTTATCACTACTTACTGTAACTACTTTAGTACCATCTGGACTAAATTTAGCTACCCAAATAATTCTAGTATGACCATTCAATGTGAATAATAAATTACCAGTTAATATGTCCCATATTTTTACAGTTTTATCAGCACTTGCTGTAACTACTTTTGTTCCGTCTGGGCTAAATTCAGCATAATCAACATTTCCTGTATGACCATTCAATGTAAATAATAAACTACCAGTTGATGTATCCCATATTTTTGCAGTATTATCATAACTTGCTGTTACGATTTTTGTTCCGTCTGGACTAAATTTAGAATCAGAAATTGAACCAGTATGACCATTCAATGTAAATAATAAATTACCAGTGGTAACATCCCATATTTTTGCTTTTTTATCATAACTTGCTGTTACAACTTTTGTTCCGTCTGGACTAAATTCAACATCACTAATAACTTCATTGTGCCCTTTTAATGTTTTTAATAAATTACTGGTATTAACATCCCATATCTTTGCTGTTTTATCATCACTTCCTGTTACAATTTTTGTTCCATCTGGACTAAATTTAACATCATTAATAAGTTTGGTGTGTCCTTTTAATGTTAATAATGAACCATCACATCGCCCATCTTCATAATTTGGGTATCTATCAACATCATAAACGTCATTTGGGAAAAATACTTCAAAAGAATCTGGTGGGGTTTCTTTAGTAATTGTAACCTCTGGTTTCTTTTGAGTATTAACAACTTCTGTTTTATCTTTTTCATCAGTTGTGATTAAATCATCCAAATCTCTATAATCAACACATCCAGCAAAATAAGATGCAAGTAAATCATCAAAATTACCACCTTGTTGTTTTGTCTTACTTGATATGAAATTCATATAATTTGGATGGTCAATAATTATCTTCCAACTTAAATTTCCACTTCTTTCTGTATTATTATAAGTATACATCGGTTCACCTCTTCCAATAAAATTGTGTTTATCCCAACTTGCTGACGTTGTTTCACTAAAAGTGATATCATAAGGTGGGAACCACATAATTCGTCCTTTAAGATTACCATCACCTGGACCTCTTTCACAAGGTAGTAAATTAAAATCATTACCAGCCCAAGCTAAATTTTCTATTGAAAACATAAACTTAGTATTATCTACAAGTCTTTTTGAAATAGGTGCTATTTTAACAAATCCATTATCTTGTAATACAGAAGCACCTATATTACCTCTGTAAACTTTTTTATTATCTCTACCAACGTATTCACCATCTAATCCCTTGTGTTTTTGTAAGTCTCCAACTTGAGCATATCTGTCATATGTTGTCCATGTTCTACAAAATACATTTTCAGGTCCATTATCAACACCTGTCAATATAGTATTTCTACCTAATACTCCACTACCCTTTGATGTGTATTTACCAACACTAGATACAGCTGAATTAATTTGAGTAGGTGAAGAACTTATTACACCGTGACCAGTTACTAAAGTTCGCATATTATCACTATTGAATAATTGCTGTGTTTTGTATAATAATGTTTTTTTATTTTTTTCATCACCTTCAAACAAAGCATCAGAATCACCATTTAATGCTATATTAGAGTCGATATTATAATATAAGTCACCCCAACCCCAAGAATCTTTATATAAAAATGCTCCATGTTTTTGTGAATTGTAATCAACACTTCTAAAATATTCTTTATCCCAACCATCAATATTTATTTGAGATGATAATTCATAATTTGTTGATGATATTGGTGAATCTCTTGAGCTATTTAAAAAATCTTTAATAGTACCATCACCATTTCCTCCAAAATATATATTTGGATTAAGACCATCATCACCACTATTATATCCTGGTGCATAACCTTGTCTTAATGTTTTTCCGTTTGGACTATCAATTATTGTATTTCTTCTTAAATTATCAAATAGTGATTTAACTTGACCTGAACCAGTATTTTTAATAATCTCATTACCTCTTTCAATATTACCAACACTGATAAAACCACCTTTATTATCAAATGAATATATACCTTGTTGTAATAAACTAACTGGTGATTGAGTTCCCAATATATTTGCTGCAAAATTTAAAACTTTACCTACTGCACCTTCTGGTGTGGTTATTTGATAGTTTGAATTAATCAGAGAACCACCTTGGATGAGATTTAAGACATTTAAATTCAATTTACCTAGTGTTTCTTGCTGTAAGCCAAAAGCTGCGTTATATCCAACGTGAGCTAATAATTGTTGACCACCTATATTTCCTAACGGAGTATCATTGATTACACCAGTAGCTCCTAACACTCTTCCTAACAATGTTGACCTAATATCTTGATTTGCTATTAAACCACCTCCAGTGAAATCAAATCCAACACCTTGACCAGTTGCTACACCAGCTATTATATCAAGTGCATTTGTTGAAGGGCCACCAATATTTAAATTATTATTTTCATCTAAGTAAGAAGTTAAATTTTGATATGTTGATACTGCCTGTGTATTTAAATCAATAGTTAATTGTTTTGGAACATCAACATAAATATTTTTTAATGTCAATTCTTTTCTAATTGTTTCACTATTAGTTAAAACACCATTTGAATAAAAATTTTCATTTAATAAATCATTATTATTATTATATGGACCTACGGTACTATTGATTGAAGGATTATAAATTATATTAACTTGAGTATAATCATTAACCCCACCTTGATATTGATTTACTATCGTATTATATTCTTGATATATTTGATATGTATCATCAATGCTATTTGACGGTTGCACCGCATTTGGTAATGTTTCAGTTTGTGCTGGAAAACCAATACCAGATAATAATGATTGTAAACCATTATCAACTACCGTATCGGTAACTAAGTTTTTTAATAATAAATAATCCCTAAATGACGGAGATAATGTATTTATTGAATTTGGCATACCTTTAATTCTTTATCAATAAATACTAGATTAATTAAAATTTTAAAAAAATAAATATATATTAATTATTATATTAAATATATTATATATTTTATTATATATTAATTATTATAATATATTATTATATTATATATATTTTATTATTATATATTAATTATTATAATATATATTATATTATTAAGTATAATATATTATTAAGTATATTATATATAAATAAAAAAAAGGAAATTTTTTCACAAAGTCAATAGGAAAATTATAATTTAACAAAAATTTAACATTAATTAATTAAATTATTTTTTACCTCTTCGTTTTGGTCCGCTACCTGTTATTTTACCTCCAGCTACAGCTGATTCAGTAGCTATATGAATTTCTTGTGTTAATCGTCTCATTATTTCTGGTGAATTAAATATTTCTCTCCATGCTTTTTCATCAGTAGGTGCACTTATTTCAACTTTAATTTTTAAATCTTCAAATTTATGACTAATATTACCAGATGAACCACCACCAGTTAACTTGTTTGCGGCTTTATCTAACTGACCTTTTTGAGTTGAGGCAATCATTGCATTACTACCAACTTGCATAAATTTATCTTGAGGATGAAATATAATTCCATCATTCATTCCCCTTATATGACTTGTATCAGCACCAGCTGAAACTGCGCTACTTTTTGTATTTCTATTTCTTTCATTTCCATATATTGCATCACCAGCAGCTTCACCAGCAGCACCACCACCCCAAGCACCAATTGCAGCACCTATTAAACCACCTATAGCTGTACCAATAACAGGAAGAGCAGCAGTACCTATAGCGGCACCAGCAGCACCACCACCCCAAGCACCTAAACCAGCACCACCAGCCTTAACAGCTGTTCTACCAGCGTTTTCACCACCACCCATACCCATTGCGGCATTTTCACTATACTCATTATAACCAGCAAATCCAGCTGAAACAAGTCCAGCAGCACCACCACCACTCATAAATTTACCACCACCCATTCCCATTCCACCACCCATTCCTTTAGTTACAGACATAAACCCTATACCTAAAGAAACGCCATTTGCAATCCACATGGCAGCTTTACCAATAATACCACCAAATAATGTTCCACCAGCTATTACCGCACTAGTAATTGGATTGTTTTTCATAAAATCACCAACATATTTAATAAAAGTACCAATACCTGTAATAACGTCTTCAACCATAGTTCTAAATTTTGAACTATTAAACCATTTAGCCAGTTCCTTAACTCTTTCACCAAAATTTTCTCTTAAAGATTTAGCTAATGGTAATAACATCTCTTTAGCCATTAAAATTAAATCTTGTATAGTTTCATCAAAAGACCTACCAAATTCAGCTCTTTCTTGTAATGTTTTTTCTTCTGCTCTAATATTTTTCATATCAGTTGCTCTTAAATCCTTAACTAATTTATCCTGACCATTAAGATTAATAACCCAACCCTTTTTCTTATCAAATTTAGCTAAACTAGTTATCAATTCGGTATCCTCTTGCTCAAACATACCCCCTTTAAGGTTTTTACTAACCTCTTCAATTCTAGCTTGAGCTTCAGCCATATTGAATAATTCTTCTTCAGCTATACCTAACTCCTTAGCTAATACTTTCATTTTGTGAGCCGCTAAACCTGTCTTTTTTTCAAATTCACCATTTTCTTTATTAAATGTTAGTAGTTCAGCAGAAGCCTTTCCGATATCTTTAGCAAAACTAGCCATATCATTCCTACCTTTAAACATTAATTGCATTGGGTCACCTAAAGATGCAAATCTACCACCTAATGTTGTTAATGTTGCAGCTAATTCAATTGCTCCTTCTGGATTAAATACTTTATCAGCTAATCCAGCAATACCTTGCATATCTAATCTTAATCTAGTGGCTTGAACTGAAAAATCAGCCAATCCTTTAATACCATTCTTAAAATTAAATCTCTGTGCTAACTTTAAATTATTTTGAAATACTTTCAAAGCTGCCGCACCGTTTACACCAATTTTAGCAGCTTTATTCATTGTACCCTCAACAATAGTTCCAGTTCTTTCAGCTGAAATATTGAATTTATCCATTTCACCAGCCATCTGAACAGCAAATTCTTTACCTAATCCAGTACCCTCAGACAAACCAGCCATAGCTTCATTACCTTTTTGAGTCAATATTACCGACCTACCAATTGATTCACTGTAACCTTGTTGCATAAGAGCTAAATCCTTAACCCCAACACCCCACATTGTTGTTGATTTAGCAGAATTTTTAATACTATTAAAGATATTCTCATAAGTTTTTTCTGAACCAGCCATGCTTTTGTTAGCATTTAGTATCGGCTTCTCCATATCAAATATTCCAGTACCTTTAAGTTTACCAAAACCTTTACCAATTAAACCTGGTATTTTACCTAAAAGACCAACAGTTGAACCAAAACCAGCACTAATTACACTTGCATTCTTTGCTGATTCAACTAATTGCTTATTAGTTTCATTTAATAATCCTAGTTCTTTTTCAGTTAGTGCAACAACTTCTTTTTTTGCTGCTAATATTTTTTCTAATTCTTCTTTCTTATCCTCAAGAGCTTTAATTTCGGCTTTATCATTTTTAGCTATAGCTTTAGCTAATTTATCTTCATTATCTTTTAAATCTTGAGCAGCTTTAGCTTGTTCCTTTTTTAATTGAGCAACCTTTTGTTCAATAAAATTTATATTTTTTTGTAATTCACTAATTTTCTTGACAGTTTCCAAATAACCACTAACACTAGAATTCATTTTATTCTGTATCTCAAGTGATTCTTTTTGCGAAGCTTTCCAAGCTTCAAATGCTTCTTTATCGAATGTATATCCTTTTGCCATAATTAATAAGCGTCAGTTACTTTTATTGTTCTATTTTCAGTATATTTTTTATCATCAGCATCATTAACCATTAATGTTGCTCTAAACACACCCTTTACATTATCATCTTCTAATTTATTAACCTTAAGGATAAACCCATCACCATATAAAAATACAGTTAATCCACCATCTATGTTAGTTCTTCTTTTTGCTTTTACTCTATATTTTTTAGTACTATCTAATGTTAAATTACCTCTAGCAAATGATTTATCCGTTAATTGAATAAAATATTCTTGATTATTTTTAAAGAAACTAGATACTGGGTCTTTTTTATCTTCTTTAGAACTTGATGAAGGTGAATTAAAATTCTTTAGAATATCTTTAGCAACCAAAATACCTTTTGGTTTACCACCAACAAGTTTTTTCCAAAAACTAGGTTTAGATAAAAAAGCGGCTTTAAATGTTGGGTCACTTAAAACCAATTTAGTTATATCCTCACTAGACATATCATCGATTTCTTCATCGGATAATTCTTCAACACTTGGAATTTCTTCTTCAGTTTTATCATCACCATTAAACTTACCAATAGGGTCAATTTCTTTTATGTTTTTTATGGTTACAACATCGTAAGCTCTATTACCTTTTTTATCAACACCTTCTTTTAATTTATTAAATTTAATTGTATAAACCGAATCAACGTTTTCATCTGAAACCAATGAAGAAACTCTTTGCTCAATATTTGGTTTATTCAAATCCAATATTAATTCAGCATTAATTAATTGATTATAAGATTTTGCAGCACCACCCAATGAATTATATTCAAATAATAAACTACCTTCTTTATTATCAATTAAATTTAAATCAATGGTACCACCATTTGATAATGTAAATTGATATGTTGTTCCAGCTTTAAAAGATTTAAATTCTTCATATAAATCATTTAAATCAGTAACCTTTATATAATTTTTAAATTTTTCATCCTCATTATCTGGTTCATCCATTTCAATAACCTCATTACCCATTAATAATCTATCAATAGCTTTAAATGATGAATTTCTCCATTTACTTGTTGGAAATAATTTTAATATCTCTGAAAGTTTAATATCATCAGATTCATTCTGCAAATCAACTGGAAGGTTCTTTTTTACATTTATTGTTTTAAATGATAAGTTATTTGTTGTTAAATCAGATACCGTTATAAAAAAATAATTATTTTTATAAACACCACCATCCAAATTCTTCAAATACAATTGACCACTATCATTGAATATGACTTCAAAGTTTAATAAATCACCATTCTTATCAGAATATTGAACCTCATCACCTTTCTTTAGTTTTTTAATAACATCTTGATATTTGGCTTCAGATATTAAACCATTTATTATTAAAAAAGACCATTCATTTATTATTAATTTCATCACAAATCAAATTGATATTATATAAATATCAAAACCAAAGAAAAATTCCCAACTTTATTAGTTGGGAATTTCTCCAGATTTTAATTTAGCTTTCAATTGGTCTCCTGAAACTTTCGTTGTTCTGGACCCTTTAGCATTATTATTAGTATATTTCTCTTTCTCTTCCTCAATAGCTTCCTCTTTTGCTTTATTTTCATTCAATAAAAGATTTAAATATTGTCTTCTTTCATAAACTGACATATTTAAAACATCTTGATAAGTAAATCCAATATGTTTAACACAATAAAATATCTCTTCAATTAGATAAGATTTATAATTCAAAGTCAGGCCAAAAAAACTTGAGTGTAAAGGGAAGAAATCGAGTTACCGACCCACCCCCAGGAGTCTCAAAAGTTACATTTGTATCAACACCACAACCAATCTCACTAATATAAGATTTCAATTTCTTACTATCCATTATTCGCATTGTTTCAATAAAATCAGATATATAATTTTTATCTCTTATACCATCAATATCAACAATTTGATTTTCCAAAATCAAAGTTGGTTCAGTATTAATTAAATTATTTTGCTCTCTTAAATATTGAGCAAGTTTTTCAAGCTCCTCAACTTCACCAATCGTTAATAATTTAAATTTAACAACCGAACCTGATGTTGGTAAAGTAAATGAAAATAAACCTTCACTATCTGGTTCATGTTGTAATTTTTTAATTTTTAATTTTGTTAAATCAACCTCAGTGTCAAATATTTTATCATTTTCATCCAAAACACTTACAGGATACATTTCACCATAACCAGTTGCTCTCAACCAAATCATAATAGCATCTCTATCACCAGGAATTAAATCTTTATATCTTAAATCTGGTTCCAATAATTTTCTGTTAATTAATATCTCTAAGAAATCACCACTATCTAGTAAATTTGGTGACGTTAAAATATTTTCATCAGCTGCCGTTAAATAAGCAAGCTTAATCTTACCTTTTTTGTTTTTATATAATTTACCATCACTAGGTAAAGGAATAATATCATAAGGTTGATTCATTTGAGGTTGACTTAATTGTGAAATAGCCAAACTATTATCAACCTTAACTTCTTTTTTTAAATTTTGAATTGGACTATTAACTTCCCTAGGATAAACCTCAACTTTTTGGTTTGATGCAACATAAGGAACATCTTGATTAATTAATTCTTCTTTCGATTGCTCAATTTTTTTCAATGTCTCTTCTCTTAACCTTAATTGTTCTTGAGTTCTTCTTAACATTTCAGCAGCCGCCTCAGCTTCACCAGATGAAACCTGACCAGATGTGATTGTTTCTTCTTGTTCTTTTGCTATTTCTGCACCAGTTTGATTTGCAGCAGCAATTTGCTCCGCTGTAGGGAACACTTTTGGTCTATTTTCCATATTTAAAACTTATTTATTATTATTTATAACTTCAGAAATAAATATAGTTTAATAAGTTTTTTTGTAAATAAAAATTTATAATTTAAAATAATTAGATTTTTTTAAAATTACTTTCAGAAGTATAAAAAACTTTTGAGAATGATACAGCGTGTCCATTACCATCTTGACCTAAATATCTACCAATATCTCCTTTTTTTGTTGGTTCACCATATGGGAAACTTTTCTCATCACCAATCCACATAATTTTATCATCAGCTTTTAACTTTTCATTTTCTGAAATTTCAAATGATTCACTTATTAAACCTTTTGATTCCAAATATCTTTGTTCAGCTAATAAATTAACTTTAGATATATTATGTTTTTTATCAAATCTTCTCATTACTTTTATTTTATATATAAATATGATATAATGTTAAAAAACATAATTAATCAACGTTTATTATTAAATTATTCAACGTTAATCATAAAATAAATAACGATAACTAAATGATATTATTAAGTATTTATTTTTTAATTACTTGATAATATATTTATACCATAATTAAAAAAAGGATATAAATAAAATTTGTGATATTTATTAAATAAATTTAATGAGGAATTTAATTAGTAAAATCTTAAAAGAATATTTAATTAACGAACTAAATATTTCATATATTAAACAATATAAAGAAAATATATCAATATTTGAAAATACAGTAACAACTTTAATATCCAAAAATAGTGAAAATAATAATAAGTTATATTTATTCGTTGGTTTTCAAAATATTGGTAATAATATAATGGAATATTATTATTCCTTTATATTATATAACAATAATAATCCAATATCTGACTTTATGAATAAACGTTCAGAGGTTAGTAAATATTTACCAGATGATATTAAAAATAAAAATTTAATTTTACCAATTATAATAGATATGACTAAAATATTATTAAATAATAATCTACCAGAAAATATTTTAAGAAAAACTTCAGAAATATTGGATAATGATAATTCTATTCAAAGATACGAAGTTATCGGTAATATATTAATAAATGAATATAACTATAAACTTGAAAAAACCTATCAGGAACACGGAATAATGTATTGGTTATACAAGAAGAATAATTCAAATAATAATCAAACGTTAAATGAAGAATATTTAATTAGCTCGCTACCCACAACGGAAGATACGAATAGAATGGTTAAACGAGATTTTCTACCAATATTTAATGAACATCTTAAAAATAATCCTATCTAATATTTAAAACATATTTCTTATTTCCACAATCATATACCCTATATTTCTTCAATCCAAACATAATCTCCCTCTCACTCTTATCCTTATCATAACCCATCTTAATCAATTCTGATTTTCTATATTTATATCTATACTCTCTATTCAAACCAAAAACATACCAATAATTTGGTCTGCTATCATGAACAAATTCAAATCCCAATGTTTCATACACTCCACCCTGGCTCCATCTCCTATCAGCATAACTTATAACCTTTCTTGGTTTATAATTCTTAACAAAATATTTTAATAACCTTGATGCCCCACCAATAACATTTAAATCAAGCTTGTTGCAAAATCTTAATAATTCATATTCACATTCCTCACCTTTCAACCCCATATTCTTTCTTAAATCACCAAAACTCATCAAACTAACCAATTCATCATTATAATATAAACCAATCCTAACTTTAGATTTAACAAATCCTTGAATATGATTCTTATCCAAGAACTCCCTACATTCTGATGAACCAACTTCCCTTATCTTACACTTTCTAGCATAAACCCTATCATCAATCAATCCCAATATATTTCTTATTCGACTCTTAACAATATCATTCTTATATAACCACTCATCCTCAAATATATGGATTAACCTAACCCCAACCTTCTCACAATCTTCAGTTTTATTCAAATGATAATTATTATCCTTATATAATTCAGAATGCCAAAATAAACCATTATATTCAAATCCAATTTTTTTTGAAGGAATATAAACATCAATATCTTTTGGATATATAATATTATTAACAGAAGTTTCAACAACTTCCTCAATTGACTTAATATAATCAATTAACGCATTCTCTCCAGAACTAACACCACAATTTGAACACTTAATACACCCATAACCTTTTCTTAAATGATTATCTGGTAATTGCTCAAATTCACCATGTTCTGTACATACAATCTTAACTAAACTCTTTGCATTAACATATTCAACCAATGAATAATCATATTTATCCCCATGAATAATCTTAGCTTTAACTATAAAATCATCAACACTATCAACCTTAACTTTTCTCTGCTCATCAATTGAACATTTAAAACAACCATATTTGCCATTTAAATGAACCTCTGGACTTTGTTCAAATTCCCCATGTTCAGGACATATAATCTTAACATTAGTTTTATTATTTACATAATTAACCAATGAATAATCAAATTTATTATTATATTTTATATTGGATTCAGATATGAATTTATCAATACCTCTACTTCTATTTTTAGCCAATGACTCAAATGAACATAACTTACAACCATTACTACTTAAATGTGTTTCAGGTGTCTGCTCAAATTCACCATGTATTGGACATATTATCTTAATATTGGTTTTGCTATTAATATAGTTAACCAATGAATAATCAAACTTATTATTATGCTTTTTACGAGCATTATCTAAAAAAGTAACATATCGTTTATTATTCATAACAGTAAATAAAATAAAAAGTTTGTACAAATATAGTTAAAATTCTAAATTTATACAAACTTTTTTATACTTTTTTTAATAAAATCATAACTTTTTTATCAGAAAAATACGATAAAAACAATCGTAACTGTCTGATAATCAACTCAAAAGAGCAATATAGCTCGGTCGAATCGTAAATCCGCTGTGATGTCTGCAATACCATCATCATCCATTGATAAATCACCAAAATTAACGTTAGTAAGCATAGTACTTTGTAATTCCCATTTTTCGATAACCACACCAGTAGGGTCAAGCATTTCTAGTTCTACATTTTTCTTATAACCAGCAGCATAACCTTGTCTACCAGTTACAGATTCTGATTGTAAACGAACCCATTCCATAATAGCTTGAGCAGCAGAAGGACCAATAGGGTCTCTAAAAGTTACACTAATTGATTCCCAAGTAAATCTACCGATAACCCAAGTTGATGTATTTAAGAAAGGTATCTCAACCTCGTTTTGAGTAATTGATGGTCTTGAAGCCGATGCTAACCACCATTCTTGTATACCTAAATCAGCTGGGAATCTTAGAAGCCATCTATTCTTCTTTTTCGGCTCATACGGAGTAGGCATCTTCATTAATAAATCTGACATTTCATTGTTTTTTAAAAAATTATTATTATATTTGCAACTTATTAGGTATGCATTTAAAAATAAATATCACAAAAAATAAAAAATATGAAATTAAATGATTTTTTTTTAACAGATAATAAAAATGGCTCTAAGTGTAGGGAGAATTATTTAATTAAAAATTATCCTGATATACATAAAATAGTTATTAATTATATTAACGATGCTTGGTATAATGAATTACCTTTTAAGGAAAAGATTTGGTATTGTATTAATAATGTAAATATTAAAAAGGTATGTAAATTTTGTAGTACTGAATTAAAATTTAAAAATTCATTGTCTGGTGGGTATGGTGATTATTGTTCAATATCATGTGCAAATAAGTGTGATGAACATAAAGATAAAGTTAAGGTTACTAACAATATTAAATACGGTTCTGATGTTCCATTTTTTGATGAAGTTATTAAAGAAAAAAGTACAAAGACATTAATGGAAAAATATAACGTTGATAATATATTCAAGAACAAGGAATACATTAAAGAAAAAACTTTATTAAAACATGGTGTTAATCATATTGCTAAATTAGAATCAACAAAAACTAAAAGAGCTAACACTAATATAGATAGATACGGTGTAAGCACTCCAATATTAAAATCTGAAAATAGACATAAGGTATATAACAAAAGAAGAGAAATATTCCTTGAAAAATACAAGGATTTAAACATAATTAATGGTTATGGTAATGATATTATAATTCATTGTGATAAATGTAATTCTGAATATGTAATTAATAGAGCTTTGTTATCACATAGGTATTTAATAACTGAAAATCCTTGTACAAATTGCAACCCTATAAAACAAGGTGTATCAATAAGTGAGAATATGTTAAGAGAATTTATAACTGATTTAGGGTTATCATTTAAACCTAATGATAGGAATATAATAAATCCTCTTGAATTGGATATATATATTGAATCTAAGAAGGTTTCTATTGAATATAATGGATTATACTGGCACAGTAGTAAATACGTTAATAGTGACTATTATTTAAAGAAAACAGAACTATGCAATGATAAGGGTATTAAATTAATTCATATATTTGAAGATGAATGGGTTTATAAACGAGATATTGTTAAAAGTAGGATAAGAAACATATTGGGATTAATTGAAAATAAGATTTACGCTAGGAAATGTGAAATAAGGGAAGTTAAGACAAATGAAAAAACACTATTTTTAAATAACAATCATATTCAAGGAGCCGTTGGGTCTTTAGTTAATATAGGTTGTTATTATAATAACGAATTAGTTAGTTTAATGTGCTTTTCAAAAAAGAGGGTTATATTAAAAAACAAAGACGAGGATGATAAATATGAACTAATTAGATTTTGTAATAAATTAGATACTAATGTTATTGGTGGGGCATCAAAATTATTATCGTATTTTATTAAGAATTATAAACCAAAGGAAATAATAAGTTATGCTGATAGAAGGTGGTCAACTGGTAATTTATATGATAAGCTTGGATTTAAATTTGATAATTATTCAAAACCAAATTTTTATTATGTTATTAATGATACTAGAGAACATAGGATTAAATATCAAAAACATAAATTAATTCAGAAGGGTTTTGACAAAGATAAAACTGAAGATGAAATTATGTCAGAAAATGGAATATACAGAATATATGATTGTGGAACAATTAGATATAGTTTAAAATTAGAATAAAATAAAAAAGGTCGCAAATTGCGACCTTTAATTATTTTAATTAAGTTATTTTTTAATTAGATATCATCAAATGATGCACCAGTGTTCATTACGTTGAATTCAACGCAAATATATTCTAATGAGCGAGTTGGTTTTAAATAAATTTTACCACATAGTTCATTTCTATCAATCGATTCTGGTGTTACATCAAGAACAACTCTAAAGTCCGTTAAACCTCTTTCAGCTCTAATGTTATCTAAAATTGGATTAACTAAGCTCAAGAATTGATTTCTAACGATTGCATCATTTTGTTCAAACAACAATCTAATTGCAACAGCTGAAATAAGTTTTCTAGCTTGTAGTAACAATCTTCTAACGTTAATTCTATCAAGTGCAGACTCTTTAACTTGTAGCGTTTTGTTACCCCAAATTTTAACACCTTCAGATGCGAATGTTGCGATTGGATTAATTCTACTTGAGTACAATATATCTCTTTCACCTAATGTTAATTTAACTCTAGCTTTAATTGCATCAACATCACCTCTTTGAACACCAGCTACAGCAAACCAAGGGAATGATATATTATCAGTTAAAGCTATATTTCTAACAACATCTCTTGTTGGTGGAACATAAATGTAAACATTATTTTCAGCATCATTCATTTGAATCCAAGGCCAGTAAGTACAAGTGTAGTTACTATCAAATTGATTATCTAATTGGTCCGCAACTTCTTCAGCTGTTAAAACTTCACCACCTGAATTTGTATCAGGTGTTGTAACGATGTATAATGAATCAGCTCTATCTTGCTCAATCATTTCAATTGTTTCCTCAACCAAGTTTGTATTATCAAACGTATCGATACCAGGTGTGGCAAATATATTAACATTTGTTGATTCTGGGTTTTTAAATGTCCAGATAGCTTCTAAGTAAGCATAGTAATCAGAAGTTGCCCCTGGGTCACCATTTGGTAATGTTCTATCAGCAAATGTACCGTTAAGAATACCGTCTTTTAATTTTTGTTTACCTAAGAAATAGTTATCAGTGTTTGTTCTACGTGTTCTATAAGGGTCCCAACCATCGAATCCACCATAAGGTACGAATGTAAATTTACGTGAGTATAATTTTTCATAATCAGTACCTTCCAACTGGAAATCATTTTGGAATGAGCAACATCCAGTTTCAAATTCAAATACTGGACAATATGTACCACCAGTTGAATTAATTGTAACACAAACGTTATCAATTGTTGCTAAACCAGCATTAACGTCCATATGGAAACCTTTTGTCATTCCAGTCCACATATCAACTTGAGAACTTAATGGTTTACCTTTATAATCAAAGAAATCTTGGTCAATACCTAAAGTTTCTGTTAATCCTAAATAAGCTTTTCTTTTATTTTCAAAAACACCATAAGTTCTTTTGTACTCAATACTTGGTGCTTGAACATTTGTATTACCATTTTCAGTATAATCTCTTTGAGGATAACCAACAAATCCAGCTGGGAATGCATCAGCAACAACTGAGTCGGTATCAACTTCAACCAACACATAATTTGATACTGAAGGAAATTCACCATCCAAAGAACCAATTCGTTTAGCGATATAATTATTTGATGATGGGTCCATAGAACATCTTGTAAAAGACTCCAAAATATTTGGTCTAGCATCAGTATCGAAATAACTTCTAACTACTAAATCAAATTCTTTAGCATCAGGTTGAATATTTCTAATTGAAATTTTAAATTGTCTATTTGCTGCATTACCATCAGATATTGTCCATAATCTAAACAATCTTAAAATATTAGTACCTCTAAGTTCAGATACAACCCATGGTGTAACCGCTGGTTGATATTCATATTTATAGTCACTAAATTCGTTATCATATTCTACTAAATTAGTGATATTGATTCCCAAAACTTGGTCATTATTAACATAATCAGAGAACATATTTTCATATATTTCTTCTACGAATAATGTAGTTTTACCGTCTTGAGGGTCTGTACCTAAAACTCGTGTAATATAATTCTGTTTAGCTCTATCAAATGATAGGTTATAGCTATAAGCTCCAGAAATAGAACCAGTACCGAATAATTCAAAATCACCATAAGGGTCATTTTCAGCTGTTGTTACAGTTGTTCCGAAATTAACTTGAGTATTTGCTGAAATTTCAAATACTAATTTCTCAGTAGTATTATATCTACCTCTTGACCTTAACAAAGCAACAACTTTATTTTCTACAGCTGTATATCCAGAACCTGAATATTGAATTGTAACACCAGATGTTGTTCCAGTTGTACCACTAAGGTAATTACCAGTAGCGATTAATTCCATACCTGAAGTTTCAACACCATTAAATGTGTTACCAACTTTTTCAAATGTTTCTGTAATGTCAGCAACTGGTGTATTAATTGCAGCTGTAACCAAATAATCCAAACCTAATAAATCATTATCCCATAAACTTTGAATTACTGAGTCAGTTGAAACTAAATTAGTTATTGAACCTGTAGTATCAGCAGTAAATGAAATAAGTGGGTTATGAGATGTTGTAGATACAATTGATACCGTATCTGGGTCTAGAGCAGAACTAAGAGTAATACCCCAAGCATAACCACCATCATAACCAGAAAAACCTAATACTCTAGTAACGAATAATTGATTTGATTGTGATAGATATGATTTAGCTATATAAGGTAACTCATATTTTGGCGCTCCATTATCTTTAATTCTTGTAGGGTTACAACCACCGAAAAAAGACCTAAATTCATCGTAATTTGAAACGAAAATAGGTTGGAACGCTGGACCTTGAGTTGTCTCACCAACCAATCCTAGAGTTGTTACACCTACTTGACGTGTAACGAATGATAAGTCTTTTTCTGATGTATAAACACCTGGACTGACGAATACTTTATCTGCCATTATTTACTTTTTTATTTAATTATTATCAATATTATTGTTAACTATAAATATATAGAAGTTTTTCAAAAACCAAAACAAATATATATTTAATTTATTTTTCTAAATGTTATAATAATTCTTCTATGTAAGTTTCATACATTACATAAATACCATCTTCGTCAGATTCATATTCTGTATATGTTCTGGTTACAGCTTCATCATTTACGGGTATCCCCAATAATGTATTTATTTGTTTAATGAAATCTTCTGCTTTTTCAACAGTATCAAAGTATCTTCTAATAAATTTCATAATATTCGTTTATTTTATTACTTATCTCACTTTTTAAAGAAACATAATCCTGTTTCCATATAATCATTTCTTGTATTTCCCCACCAGATGCGATAGTAGAGGAGGACTGTCTACCAACTACCGTAAAATCAGCAGTAGTGTTTGTACCTAAAGTACTACCACCAATAATACTATTATTAACTGAAACTTCAGCGTAATTTGATGTATCTCTGGTTGTTGATGTTATTAAACTTCCATTAGTTTCAAATGGTAAGTTAAAGTCTTGACCACTATTTGAAGTTAGTCTTGTAGTTATAACTCTACTTCCAGCAGCACCACTATGTAAACACATAACAGGTCTACCACCAGCATTATTACCAAACAAAATCATATTAGCTGTTGTTGATTTATAAACATTGAAATTAACTAAAGGGTTAGATGAAGATATAGAAGTTGTTAAATTATAAAATCCAGTTGAAATTACAAATGTTGATGGTAATCCATTGTCAGAATTTCTATAAATGAATCCATTTAAAAGTATTCTATATTGTAATGAACCACTAGAATTAGTTAAGTCATTACCGTTACCACTTTGGTCATAATAAGTAGTAACTGAAGCCTCAGATGCTCTTACAGTTGTAGTTTTAAAATATGGTATACTTGACCCAAGATAACCACTAATTTGAGCACCCCATATATAGCAACCCCAACCTGTTGTACCTATATATATTTGTGTACTACCATTTGTCAACCTAACTTGTAAACCAGTAGGAACCGATGTTACTGCTGACGTTACGATTACCTCAAATTTCCACCAACCGCTACCAGCAGAAGTTAGAGTTGGAGTGTTAATAAAAGAATTGGATACGATTGTACCTGTTGTAAGATTTACCCTAGCCACTCTAGAGGACCCATCTATACCACTTACAACATCAACTATATTTCTTTCACCAGCTCTTAAATAAATTGATAAAAAATAATTAGCCCCGTTTGTTATTGAACCTGATGCTTGTGTTAGTGTGTGTACACCACTTGTTATGTTTTCATCTAATTTATCAGCCATATCTATACCATTTGGACCAAGTATAATACCTGTAGTTATTACACTATTAAGTTTTGTCCAAGAAGCATTTCCGAAGTTTTCAGATTGTAGTAAAAGATTGTTACCAAAGAAATTAATAATAGATGTTGTGTCTAAATTACCAGAACCATCAAACCCAAAGTCTTGTTCAGCACTATCAACATTACGTCTAACTCTTATTGCGGAACCAGTATAAGTATCTCTTAATTTTCTTAAAGAATATGCAACAGTAGCATTTGGATAAATATCTAATAATTTACCTTGTTCTATTAAACTTCTATAATATAAACTCATAATTAAACCCCTTTTACAATCCAATATTCAGCTATATTTGAACTAGTCCATTCAACGTAAATTACATTTAAAGTTAAAGTTGTATAAGTTCCACTACCTAACTTAACCCAAGTACCTGGGAATGTTGGTGCAACTGAATCATTATGATATATTTTTTGGACAACACCAATAATAGCATTGGTATAATCACCAGTTATATTTCCAGTTGCTGCTGATGTTCTAGTATTATAAATTTGTGGTGTAGCAAACGCAACAGACACACCAGTTGTTGCAACAGATTTATTAGCTTTATTATTAAATGTAGTCCAATCAGTTGCACTTAGATAACCATCAACTGAAGTTGTAGCTTGAGCAATTGATAATGTTCTATCAGCTGTTAAATCACCACCACCACTTAATGGTGATGTTGTACTTATTGTTCTAGCATTTGTAACAGGGGTAAACCCTAACCAACTTGCAATTGTTTTATTAACCCATAAAGTACCATCAAATCCAAGTATATGACCATTTATTGGTGTTGTTGTAATTAAATCTACATCGTGAATTTCTTTTAATTCAAATCCATTTTGAACTTTAACAAATATCTCACCATTAATATTATTTTTTCTGGTAACAATACCAATAAACACTAAATGTGCTGGTGCATAAGGTTTATTTGTTAAACCATAAATCAAATTACCATTTGTACCTAACCAAACTGGGTCACCAGCTGCTCCAGCTGAACTAGTATTTAATCCAGATAATAAACCTTCTGTAATTAAAAACCCTTTATCATTATTTGCTAAATTTTGCGCTAATAAACCCATAGTTTTAGATGAAGTAGCTTCACTAACATTTGATGCTTTTGATACTATCATATTTGTACCATCAGCTGATGATACATAAACAGCTTGTCCTTTGTTTATAGCTTCACCAGCTTTAACTTCGTGTTTTAATGTTGAAGTATAATTAGCATAGTTTTCAATCCACTCAACATTATAATTTACTGAATCAATTTTAGCTAATATTTGACCAGCAGTTCCACCAGTAGGTAAATCATTTGGATAATTTGAATACGTTGTTGCTGATATAGTTGTCGCAGTTATCCCACCATTAAAAATAAAATCACCAGTAACTGTATCACCAGTTCTACTTATCCTATCCCAACCAATTTGAACAATATCATTTTCGGTTGTTCCAGAAGCATATAACTTTACGTCAGCTGTGTTTAATGCAATTTCACCAAGATTAACATCACCAGCTAATGGAACCTTCCCAGGTACATTTGACCTTTTAAGTAAAAAAGTATTTTCTCTAATTGCCATATATAATTTCCTTATTTAATGTTAAGGTTTATTTTTAATTTTTAAATGTTATTAATATGAACCAGAATCTAAAATATCTCCTTCAGCTATTACTCTAACACCATCTGGAGCACCATCATTAAGGTTTGTATTTCTAATAACAATATCATTTAATTGTGTAACCCATCCTCTATTATTATAACCAGTTAATCCAGTATACTCTGATGTACTACCAGACACTAAAGTTTGCATTAAACCAACTGTAAAATAAACATCACCACTCGTAACACCATTTCCATCTTGTATTTTAATACCAGATGAAACTGAAGTAACAGTTGTTGCACCAGTTGGATTATAATTTAATGTTATTTGTGGGTCTTCAATATATAATTCATTTGTTGATATTGTTGTTGTCGCACCAAATACTGTTAAATCACCATGAACTGTTAAATCACCAGTACCAGGTGTTGATATTGAACCACCAGTACCTATTTCAGTACTACCTAAAAAAGTTCTTGTTCCACCACTTCCAGCGGCAACAGTATCTTTTAATCTTATTTTATTTGTTGTTAAATTAAGTTCTATTGTTAATTCATCAGTTTCAGCTAAACCAGCGATTGCTGCATTTAAATCTTCAGTTAATCCACTAACTTCAAAATCACCACCAGTATTATAATCAAATACGATAGTACCACCACTAAAATAAGTACCACCAGTTACATAAGTATCCGTAGTAGTTATAGAACTTAAATCAACTGTAAATCCAGTTAATAAATCATTTCTTTTGAATGTTATCAACTTTGTTATATTATCATAAGTACCACCAGTAGTGTAAGTATTTTCTGTATTTATATAATACGGACCACCTGGAGGTGTTATATTATATTGTAATTGTGATGATTGTTGATTATTATTTACTGTTGCTGCACTTAAAGTTGAACCTGTAACATAAGTATCAGAGCCAACAATATTTGAAATATCATTAAGTACAAAACCAGTTGTAGTTCCAGATAAGAATTTACCACTTAAATCTGTAACACCACTATAAGATGTTATTTGATTTCTTATCTTTAAATTATATAAGTTAGAACCAACTTCAAAAAAACTAGCATTACCACCAGGTCCAGCTGGAGTCCAATCATTACCTCCAGTTGTTACACCAGAAAACATCATTATACCAGCAGCTGTATTAACTATTGGTTCACCAGCAAGTAATGTTGCACCAGAAAAAGGTGCAGCTGAGTTTGGATTATTTTTTAATACGAATCTTGTGTTTCTTATTGCCATTTTTTAATTTATTTATAAATATATATTATTTTAAAATTCACCACCATCTAGTAAATCTTTTTCCTTAATTACTCTATAACCAGTTGTTAAATCATTATTTGAACCTATAATGATATCATTTAATTGTGTAATCCACCCCCTATTACTATAACCAATATTACTAATATATTCCGATTGATTAATATGTTCAGAATTTAAACTATTAACATTAATAATATTAAAATTAACATCAGAATTTATACCATCACCATCTTGGATTGTGAAACCAGCACCAATTGATGAACCAGACATATTAAAATTATCTTTGTAATTGAAAATTATATTATTATCTTCAATATCCATTTCCCCAGCCTTTTTAAAATAAAAAGGTAAGTTATCTATATCTTCAATTTGTCTTAAACTTAATTTTGTTGCCATATTATAATGTTTTAATAATTACCACCAAAAAGTGTATCATTTTTTATTATTGAATTATCCGCAGTTATAGTTCTTTGGTTATTATCTGAGTCAAGCCCTAAATTTAGATTAGGTGTTATAACTTGATTAATAGATGTCCAAACTGTAGATGTCCCACTAACTGTATTAACATCTCTAAATCTCTTAGATGCTGTACCTAAGTTTAAAGTATTATCAACGTTAGGTATTATACTTTTATATGGTGTTATAGTATTACCACTAAATGTGAAAGTTGTTGAACCATCACAACTATATATAATATTTGTAGTAATAGCAGTGCATGGTAATACAGGTACTATTGGTGTACTACTAATTATAAATGTTTTATTTATATTTACATTACCTTGTGAACAATTATCCATCTATTGAATTACCTATTAAACTAAATGTACTATTACCAGAATTATCAATTCTAGTTATTATTATTGTAACACTATCCCATTTATTTATTTTAAAATTTTCAGTTATTTCTGTACCATTAAATATGATAACATTATTAACTTTAATTTGAATATTTGAGATATTAATTAAATTTTCTATTTTGCAGAACTCACCATTAAAATCTGATGTAAATGTAAAATTATTTATATTTTGACTCACCTCTTTACCTCTTTCAAATATAAAATTATATGCAACGGAATCATCAACAACATTTGGTAGAACTTTAAATTTAACTCTACTCATACTATCGTATAATTCAGTTGATACAAAAGCTCTATTAATTGTAGGTATTACTTTAAAATCAGCTTCATTTAAAATATAACCATATAAGGACATTTCAAATGGTTGAACATAAAACCTTCTATTCTCAAAATCATCAATATTACTCTCATCACCAATATTTTCCAAATGTATTGGCATTGGATGTCCATTAACCCTAATATAATATTGTCTTGATTGAAACGTTAATTGGACTAGTTGATTTAATTTATTTAAATCCCTCATTCTATTACAAAATAACCTAACTTCATAAATTAAATCAACCGATGTTGGTTGTGGTATTTGATAAACATCTACACCAGTCCTACCACCCTCAAAGGTTGGTACTTTCATATAAGTATATGTGTTTCTACCTGGAATATTAAATAACCCAGCTTGGTTTCTACCAGGTTGTGGGTTTGGTTGCCTAACAATCGTTATAAACGGCATTTTAATATCCCTATATTTATCTGAAAATTGCCATGTTTTACTAAACTCTGACCATCTTTGTAATGTTAAAAATAGAACTGGAACCTTTTCACCATCAATCTCAATAGTTAATATATCCTCTACAAACTCAATAAAACTACTATCCATATCCTCATACATTACACCTCTTGGTAGAAACGTACCCTTATGTGATATATCATCTAAATAACCTTGCCTTTGTTCAAAACCATAAGGCTGTCTAACAATATTAATATCTTTCTTAAATCCCTTTGGTACCATAATTATTGTGCTGAAAATTCATTGTAATCTATAGGAGCACAAAGCACAGTTCTAAATGCACCTTTATAACCCAAAATA